GAATCAGTAAATGTTGAATTATATATAAGAAACAATACAAGTTTAGATTATGAAACATTAATTTCTTTACTTGAATCAGGCGTTCCTTTACATGAACTTATAGATGGTGTTAATAGTAAAGCAGAAATTCTAAGATTATTAAGTAGTAAAACAGGAAGTAAGAAAAAGAAAAAATCTAGGCGTAAAAGATCCAAAAGAAGAAGAACTAGATAAAATTTAATATTAATCCTATAAATTTATATTGAGTATTTAAATCCAAAAAATCTAACATATTATCATTAACCGGTGTATTAATATTTAAAAAGATATTAATTATATTATAAAAAGTAAAGACCGCGTATAATAATTGAAAAAAAAAAATAAATAATAGAAAATGCCTACTAAGAAGAACCAAAACCCAAAGACTTCTGTTCCGAAGAATTCCAAGAAAGCCTCCAAGGCTAAGAAAACTGATCCTATTTTAGTTGTTGTTGAACCTGTTGTCCCGGACCCAGTCCCGGTTGAGCAACCTGTTGTAGATCAGCCTGTTGTAGATCAGTCTGTAAAGGTTGAACCTGTTGTAGATTCTTATGATGTTGAATTTGCTGCTATTACCAGCGCACTCAAGGATGCTCTCTCTCTTGTCAAGGATTTGACCACCAAGGTCAACCAACTTGAAAAGAGAGTCAAGAGAGATTACAAGGTAATGGAAAAGAAGATGAGAGGTCGTGTAAAGAGAGCACATGATCCTAACAAGAAACCGAGTGGATTTGCAAAACCTGGTTCTGTTTCCACTGAACTTTCAAAGTTCATTGGTCTTGAAAAGGATGAACTTATTTCTCGCACCCAGGTAACCAAGAGAATCACTGCTTACTGTCAAGAACATTCCCTTCAGTCTGATAGCGACAAGAGAAACATCAACCCTGATGCTGCTCTTTCCAAACTCCTTCGTTATGATTCTAAGAAGGACGATCCGCTCACATTCTTCAATCTTCAGAGATTTATGAAGATTCACTACCCGGACAACAAGAATGGTGGTGCTATTCCGGCGAACGCTTAAATAGTTCTAATTCTACAGAACTCATTCTCAATGTTTTAAACAAATAATTATTTTTATTCAACCTAGTAAATAGCCTATTATTTTTTTTACACTTTGTCATATTTTTTATCATAAAATCACTAAAATCATCTTTTAATTTAATGTAATTTGCATTATATTTTTCACAATAATCTAGAAATTTTTCTAAATTATTCATTAATTCGCATTTTATAATATAGTAGGGTAAGATATTTGTATATTTATTCAAATCACAACCTTCTTCACCTAAATTTTTAAAAAGGAATATTTTATATGCTTGATAATTACTAAAATGTTTTTCATATCCAATATATTTTGCAAATGTAGTTTTTTTATTTTTTTGTTTTCTTGATATAAGATAAAGATTAATTATTTGAGCCCACATTTCTGTATAAGCTTCAAAAATATTCATTTTAGAAGAAATAATATTGTATTTTTCTTTATAATGTTGTTTAATTAATAAATCTTCATTTTTATGATCATAACCTAATAAATGAATACATTCATGGATGGTAACTTTTAAAACTTCTTCTTTTCTCCATATATTAATTGTATCTGAAGAACAAGAACCTGAATTAACTTCATCAGTAGAAAATTCATGTAAACTATAATCTTTATTCGGATCTAGTGTTTTTTGAAAATCCGATAAATAATAATTAATAGTACAATTTCTTACATTATGTGTTGATAAATTAAAAACAAAACATATAGCATGTATGATATTATTTAAGAAATCTCTTAAATCTTCATCAGTATAATAAACATTCATAGTAATAGTAGATTTATTTGTAACAAAAACAACTTTTTTAGTTCTTTTAAGTTCTTGTATATTTTCTTTAATTCTATCAGAAACAAACGATGAATCAAATGTAACACTAGAACTAAAAGTATCTTGAACACTTATAAGTTTAACATTGTAATCTATTTTTTCAAAAAAATCAAATAATTTTCTAACCGGTTTTTTTAAACCCNNATGTTTAATTTTTTTCTTAATATGATCTATTAAATGATCAGATTCTTTTGTTAGCATTATATATTTAATAAATATATAATTAAGAAAATTAAATGAAAAGATAATATTACCCTGTAAGCTCCCAAGGATATGTGCTGTAACATTGAGGACTCACATGACCTAAACCCATTAAAAAATACATAAATCCAGTTACTTTATCACCATGTGTAACTGCTGTTTTAAATTTTGAAACTTCATTAATAATTAATTCTTGAACTTCTCTTCTATCTCTCATTCTATCAACATGATGTACAGGTGTTGAAAATATTCTTCCATTTGGAGGAACTAAATCATTTTTAACTTCTTGTGTTAATTTAGCTCTCCAATTCCAAATATCTTCAAGAGTTCTATATAAAAACTTTAATTTCTTAATATGTAATTCTAAAAACCATTTAATATTACAATCAAAACCGGTTATTTCAATATCAGAAAATAAATCTACAGTTATCTGCTTGATATTATTTTTTCTTTCAGCATTTATTTGTGAATCATAAGTTAACACTTTATTTTTATTTTTTAATTGTTGAGTAATTTCTTCAGCAGATTTAATAAATTTATCTGTAAATTTATCTCTAGTATAAGGATTTTCTTGTTTATATTCAAATAATTTATTAAATGATCTTATATCAAAACACCAAGTTAAATTATTTATATCTGTATAAGAAATAAAATAATCGTTATCTATATCTTCAGAATTTTCATAAGTAAAAAAATCTTCATTATTATGACATATTTTTCTATTTAAAAATCCTTTACCACGTAAATAAATATTTCTTAATAAATTCTTTTTTCTAAAAATAGATTGAACTTTAATAACATCAGAAACACTATATTTTGTTAATGATTGAATATTCTTAGAATATAAATCAAAATAATAATCTTTCTTTTCTTTAATTGTTATATTTTCTTTTGATATCTTTTTTAAAGATCTTACTAAATCAGCTTTCAAATAATCGCTTGGATTACCTGTAAATCTTTTAATAACAATAAAATCTTCTTTAACTAAATAGTTTCTTTTATGTTTGCAACAAAAGTCTCCATATTTCTTTATTTTTCCACATTGTTCATTATTTGTTAAAAATTCACACATTCCTTCCTATAATTCTTTCTTCTAAAAAAATATTTAAATATTTATTCATTTCTTAAAAATCAAAAATGAAATAACGACTTTTCGTCATTCTTTGAAAAACTATTTAAAAATTTGAAAAATAATAATAGTAGAATACAAAACTACAAATACAACTATATAACAGAATAAAACAAACAAACTTAAAACAACACAAAACACAGAACTTAAAAACACACAAAAACTCACAAAAACTCGCATAAATATGTCTGTTGTCCTCCCAAGCAACTTTGATGTCAGCAAGCTTAACTTCGAAGAGATTAAGTCTCTTAAGAGTGGTATGAAGATTGTAAAGGTGAATTACGATGGTAGTCCTTTGAATATGCAGACACCAGAACTTCGTTTGCCTTTTGATGTCTCCGAATATAAGGACAATGAAAATTTCAAGTATAGTTTTCAGTGCTCTCTTGATAATATGGAAGGTAATAAGGCAATGAAAGATCTATATACTAAACTAAGTGATATTGATGTAGCAGTTCGTAATTTCGCAATGGAAAATAGTTTGGCATTCTTTAAGAAGAAGACCATGACTGATGAAACTATTGATCAACTTTACAATCCAATTGTTAAGGTTTCTAAAGATCCTGAAACAGGTGAACCAAATGGAAAGTATGCACCTTCTTTTAAGGTAAAGTTTAACAAGAGAGATGGAAAGTTTATGACTAAGTTGTATGATAATAAGAAGAATGTATTTGATATTAATGGTGATGTAGATGTTAATACTCTTCTTGTTAGGGATACTAAGTGTAAGTTGCTTATTGAATTCACAGGTCTTTGGTTGATTAATGGTAAGTTTGGTTGTGGATGGAATGTGGTTCAAGGTCTTGTTAATAAGCCAAAGAAGGGTCTTGATGACTTCGCATTTATTGATGATGGAAGTGATAATGTTGATTTTGTTGATTCTGAATCTGAAGAAGAAGATGAAGATGAAGATGAATCAGAGTCCGAAGAAGAAGTTGTTCGCCCTCAAACAGTAAAGAAGAGTCGTAAGGTAAAGAGTTCTAAGTAAATAATTAGAAATCTTAAAATAATAAAATTTTATAAAATAAATTATTTTTTTTGTAATTATAAAACTAAATGTAATGTAGATTCTTTCTGGATATTATAATCAGCAAGTGTTCTACCATCTTCCAACTGTTTCCCAGCGAATATTAGACGTTGCTGGTCGGGTGGAATACCTTCTTTATCCTGAATTTTAGCTTTAATATTTTCAATTGTATCAGATGTCTCAACTTCTAATGTAATTGTTTTTCCAGTTAATGTTTTTACGAATATTTGCATTTATTATTTAATAGAAAATTATTCTTAAATATTTACATTTTCATAGCCTTGCATAACCATAAAAGGAGTACAAGATTCAATACATCATTGTTTAAGTATAAGCAGAGGAATAAGACAGTCAAAACAACCCTTACAACTGTTCCCATGTTAACTCTCAAATTGCTTAAAAGCTTAGACTGAACATTAGTCTTTAAAACTTCATCAACCGGTAAATAAGTAGCTACAACTACAGCAACCAATACTAATGAAAGAACTTTCTTATTAGATTGGACCATTCCGCAAACAGGGTTCAATACACTTTTGACTTGGGACATAACTTGATTCATTTTTATATATAAATATATTTTTTTTTTGTGAAAATAAATTAATTAATTAAAATCTATAACAACTTTAATTTTATTGGAATTTAACCCGCGTGTAGCCGATTTTGAAATTTCTTGACGTTTTTTTCTTTTATTACTTTCTTTTATTTTATTGATATTATTGTAACAAATATTCATATCATTTTCAATTTCTTTATAATAAATATTTATATAATCAAGGACAGAATTATTAATCGCCCACTTAAAAAAATTTAATTGCCCCACCGTCGAAATAATAGAATCATTGTTTATTTTAAATTCTAATCGGTCACGTCTACAAAATGGATCAAATTGTTTTTTTGAATATGATTTTAATTGTGTCTTATATGAATAATAAATATTAAATTGTTTTGATTCTGGATTATCTCCATTTATATCTATATTATTATTATTAACCATATAACATGTATTATTTTTCTTTGAATAATTTGTTACAAACCAATCTATAATTCTTAAAGAAATATTATTTGTATTGTTTAAAATATCTAATAATTTTTGTTTATTTTCAGGAATTTCATAAAATAACTTTAGAGAGTCCAATAATATATTTGACATTTACTAATATATACAAAAAATCCTTTAAATATTTAAACGCAATCTTTAAATATTTTATCTTTTTCTAGTTTTTCTTCTTTTAGTTTTTTTATATTTCTTAGATTTGCTTCTTTTAGATTTTCTAGATTTCTTAGATTTACTACTTTTTGTTGCTCCTGTATAATGTATTTCTTTTTTAGCACCAATTGTTGAAATCTTTATTTTACCAAAATTTAGTTCACTTAAAATTAAATGATCTAAATCATATTTGGGATCTCCTTTAAAAGGTTGGATCATACTAATATTATTTCTATCTATTACACGATAATCCCTTGTTCCAAAGAATAATTCACCTATTTCTTGACCATTTGAAACAGTTTCTTCTTTTAACTTAAATAAACTTATATGTGGTTCCCATTGATTTACACCATGATAATATTCATGTATTCCATATAAGGGCATACCTGAATCAGTAGAATAAACAAATGCTTTTTTATCATTTTGTAATTCGTGAACCAAACCTTTCTTAAAACTTGTATGATCTTTTAATCCTATTAATTCAGCTAATTTATTATATAAACATAAACGGAATTGAGTAATACGATTTTTAAAATTTAATTCATAACTAACTGCGAATGTAGGATCTTGGGGTTTGCCTAATATAACATAATCAGTAGTTTTTAATTTATAACCTCTTAAAATTTCATTATAACATTCTTTAGTAAAATCTTTCATTTTTTTTATTATTTCATAATCATTTTTCTTTACATACGGGTGTTTTGCATTAAAATTAATCATATGCAATGTTAAATGTGGATGTTCAATAGGTTTAGGTTTTAAATCAAATAAATCTCTTCTTTCTGTAACTGCTTTAAAAACTTTTGAATAAGGGTTTACATCTAATATAATTGCTAAATTAATACCTGAACGAAATAAATGCTGTTTGCCTTTCGGAAATAAATGTCTGTTTAAATTCATATATTATTTCTCAATATAATAAATACCTTGTAAATAAGCATCTGCTAAATCATCTTTTTTTTTAGATTCTGCAAATAAATCTATAAATTTTTGTTCTTCTTCTAAAATCATTAATTTTGTGTATTCAACCGAAAGATATTTATTTCGTTTGTATTTATCTGTAAATTTACATTCAACAGGTTCTCCTTTATAAACTTTTAATTTATTACGAGCATTGATCATTTGAACATTTGAACATATAGGATCTTTACAAACCCCTTCAATAATAAAATATGAATATAATATCATTTGAATAGATTTCATAGTAGGATTCTTTAATGCCGGTTGATTTTCTATACAAATAATTTCATGATTTAAAAAATCTGTTTTTGAATTTAATTCTTCTACCAATATTTGTGAAATCTTAAACATATCATAATTAGAATTTAATTTCTTCTTTTTCTTATATTTCTTAACATGGGTGGAACAACAATATTTAACTTCATTATTTTCTATATCAGTAACTTGATAGGTAGCAGTTTTTGAACATTCTTTTTGTAATCCACACTGACATTTAGGATCTTTATTTAAATTAATAATACCCCAATCTAATATCTTTTTATCTTCATTTAAAGAACAATATGCTAAATTTTTAATACCTACGTCAAATGATAAATATTTCATATACTATTCTGAAGTTTATTTTTTAAATCATTATACATATATTTCATTTCAGAATTCTTAATAAATACAAAATAAACACTTAATATAAAAGTTAACATTAATAATAAAAATCTTTTTTCTTTTGTTTCATTACGAATACTAAATAAATCATCAAAGAAATTATTTATATAACCTTTATCTTTTTTAACATTTCTTATTTTACATTCTAAATATGATAATGTACATTTCCGATAATCTATTATTATCTTAAAAGTAAAATACACCAATAAAATTGTATATAATGAATCAGGTTCTTTATTAAATAGAATATGATAGTATCCAAAAAATAAATAAAAAAGAATAAAATAAAACATTTTATATTATATAATAAATGAATAAATGTTTTTTAGCAGGTGTTTTATTAATTGTTTTCTTATATCATCAAAGAAAAGTTATGGAAGGATTAACAATTGAAGAAATAAATAGTAATTCTAATAGTAATTCTAATAGTAATTCTAATAGTAATTCTAATAGTAATTCTAATAGTAATTCTAATTCTGATCAATTGTGTTTATTAGAAGATGAATCAGAACATTCACTTATAGATTATGAACACCCTGATCCAAGAAAAGATATAAAAGGTAAATGTTCTCAAAAAGTTGTTGATCATTTTAGAGATACCGTAAATGCACATGTAGATGATTTATCTAATTGTAAAAGAAGTAGTTCTAAATCAATTAAAAGACATAGAGATTTACATCAAGATAATATTGAAGAACATCAAATATCCATTAAATTATTTTACGATTTATTTACTACAACATATATTTTAGTTGTATTAACTGCTTTAAGTTTAGCTTATAAATATACATCAAGAATTAATGTTCAAGGAAAATTTAAACATTATATTGCAGCAATTATATTTTCACCTTTTTACATTATGTTTTTTATATTTAAAACGAACTAAAATTCCCTGAAGTTTGACCGATACCACTAATAGCACTTAATGGCATATTCATTTCAGATGAACCGCTAACCATAGGTCCTGCTAAATTCTGAATAGGTGTTGAAGATTCAGGAGTTGGGAAATTAATTGTTTTATTAACTTGTTGTGCTTGCTGGGGTTGCATAGCCTGTTGCATTGCTGGATTTACACCATAATTTTGCATCATTTTTTCTTGTTTTGGAGCATTTTGATGACCTAATGATACAAAAATAAAAATCATTAGATTCTTAATCATTAAATAAATTACTGGAAGGAACATAAATATCCATGCTAAATTAACTTGATTGTATTGACATAAACCAAATAAAATAATACCCAAAACAATAATCATCTTGATTTCATGCCATGAATATACATTAAAAAGATTATCCATCTTAGTACTATTAAATTTCTTTAATGTGCTTCTTGTATTAAATAAAGAAATTCCAAATACAACTACAATTACTGTAAATATTATCATTGGAGAACACATCTTCGTTGAAAGTAAATTTGTAACATTCATATTATCCATTTTATAATTATATAACATTTTATTTAAGATTATTTTAATAAATTAATATAATCTAATGGGAGTCCCTAGTTATTTCAAAAATATTATTAAATCTTATCCAGATATACTTATTTCAAAAGAAAATTTTAATTACAATGTGAATAATTTATTTTTTGATCTTAATTGTTTAATTCATCCTTGTTGTAGAGGTCTAACCGATGAACAAGAAATGTATCAAAAAATTTATGATGGTATCCTTGAAATTATAAATATTTGTAAACCACAAGATTTAGTATATATAGCAATTGATGGAGTTTGTCCTCGTGCTAAAATAGAACAACAGAGAAAAAGAAGATTTAAATCTGCTTTAGAAAAAAAAATATGGGATACAAATGCTATTACACCTGGAACAAAATTTATGTTAGATTTAAATAAATTCTTAAAAACTAAAAATTATCCAATTAGAATTATATTTTCGGATTCAGATGTTCGTGGTGAAGGTGAACATAAAATAATGCATTACCTTAAACAAAATAATAAAAAATCCCATATAAATATTGTTTATGGTTTAGATGCTGATCTAATTCATCTTTCTTTAATCAAACAAAATAATATTTATTTGTTAAGAGAAAGAACAGAATTCAATTTTGAAGATCTGGATACAGAGTTTGTATATTTAGATATTAATTCTTTAAAGAAATATTTAGTTCATGATATAAAAAAAGGTTATCATATTGATAATCAAACTTGTATTAATGATTATATATTACTTTGTTTCTTTATAGGTAATGATTTTATTCATAATCCGCCAAGTATCAATATTAGATATGGTGGGTTAGATTTATTATTGCAAACGTATGATAAATGTCAAAAAGATTTTTCTGGATACTTTTATCTTATAAAAGATAATAAATTAAATCTAGAAAATTTTAAACATTTTATAAAATTATTATCTGGTGTAGAAAAAGCAAGTTTAGAAAAAATATTATTTATTAGAGAAAAACAACATAAGAAATTTATAAATTCATATAATTTTATACTTGAAATGTATAAGAAAAACGATTTAAGTATGTTTGAAGAAGAATATATTTTAGAATTTAAGAATCATTTACCTATATTGGATAGAACAGATGAAATTAAAATCTTTAAAGATATGAATAATTATAAAAAGAAATATTATTTATTTAATAAATATTTACATCATAAATATGACCCAAGTTTTGATGATATTTTAATTAAAGAAAAAGAAAATGTCTGTAAGAATTATTTAGAAAGTATTATATGGACAGCAAATTATTATTTCAATGATTGTTTATCATGGAAATATTATTATAGATATCATTATTCACCATTTTTGACAGATTTAAACGAATATCTTAAAAAAGTTAAAACTTTAGATATAATTGATATAAATGATATTTCTTTAACAAATGAAGAACAATTACTTTTAGTTTTACCTGAAAGTAGTGTTTATCTAAATAATAATTTAAAAAAAGAAAGTTATTATTATCCTAAAAAATTCTTTAATAATACTTTACTGAAAAGATATGATTGGGAAGGTCATCCTGTTTTACCTAATTAGCTAATCTTCTTTTAATATCATTCATTTTTTTTGTTAATCTTTTCCTAGATCTTTTAGTTAATTTCTTAGTTCTACGCTTTGAAAGTTTCTTTCTAAGTGATTTAATTTCTCTTGATTTCTTAGTAATTTGTTTTCTTAATGTTTGTGCTTTTGTAACCCTTCTCTTCTTTTTAGTTGGTCTTCTCATTCTTCTTGATTTTCTCTTTTTCTTTAAACCAAAATCTGGGAATCTAGTAGCAACTTTTTGTTCTCCCAATAAGTAAGCATCACGAGGTCTTTCCATTAAATCATCTGGTGGCATCGGTAATGCTGGTAATGCTGGTAATGCTGGTGGTAAAGCGGGGACAGCAGCGACAGGTACTGCTTCAGGGGGTGGTTCAAGATCTTTAAATATCGGTGGTTCTTTTTCCCGTTTTCCAAAACTTGGAAATTGCCATGCTGATGTCTCTGGTTTCGCATCCTCTGGTGCTGGAGCTTCAGGTTCTGGTGCTTCAGGTGTTTTATTTGCTTCATCTATCATATCAAAATCATCCGAATTAGTTTCTACTAACTTCTCATCTTTGATATCGTCTTCAACAGCTGCTAATGCTTTAGCATCACCGTATGCGTTTTCATCATCTGAATTTAAATCTGGACCAAAAGTTTTATCTACTCCCATGACAGGTTCAGCGGGAACGGGAGCGGGTAAGGCATTAGGATCATCTGGAGCAGGTGTCACTTCACCAAATGTACCAAAACCTTTTGCTCCAGGAGGTGGTTCTGGCAGTGCTTCTGCTTTTGCTGTCCCACCCCTTCTTACTCTTCTACCAATTCTTCTTCTAGTTCTTCTGGGTCTACTTCGAACATTACTTCTTCTTCTAGCCATTTATATTAATAAATATTTTTTTTTCTTATAAATTAAATAATTAATATTTAACGCATTAATTTCTACTTCTACTTCTTCTTCTTTTACCTTTACCTTTAGATTTTCTTCTACTCCTTCTTCTTGAACCATAATTCATTCTTGGTAAATATCTTGTATTTTCTGGCGAAGATCTTTGAATCCAT